TTGGGGATGAATATATCCTGTCTAAGAACATTCTTCCTTTGCATTTTAAGCATCTCAGCATTAATTTGGTATGCCGATGATAATGAGATTAACTCCAGCAGTTACAATACCACCTTTATTAAATCGGACAGATCCTTCAACCTTGTTTGTAGATGGTGGCTTAATAACTACCGACATATCACGACCAGCATCAGTTCCTCCTGCATTTACTACAGTTGCAACAACGATTGGTGCATACTTAAAGTCTGTTGAAAAGTCATATGAAAAGTCTTTTTCTTCTGAAGCAGTTACGGATGTATTATTATTTATTGATATGTATCCACCAATAACTCTTGCCTCTGAAGTTCTTACGCTTTGCTTTCCCGCAGATCCAGCATCGACAGTTACATACTTATATGTTGATGGAGAAATTGCAGATGCAAGATCATTAATGGCATTAGCCATCTGGTAGACATATGTTACATCTAAAGGTTGACCACGCTCAGGTAGGGGTATTTTTGCCATACTTAATTATACCATTAGGACAATGGAATAATGGCACTTTCCCACAAAGTTGCTGTAGCAAATCTTTGTTTTTGATATGTTTCTTGCTGAACAGCAACCTGTATACTTACGGGATTTAACTTTTTTAAGATAGCAAAATATGGAGAAGATACTGTTGTAATAAACTTCCAAGATGTATCTCCATACCATTTGACATAGACATCAAACTTTTCAGATGATTGTCCAGAAATGTGATCCCAAACACATACAACATTTGGACCAGACTCTGCAACATTAAAGTTTACGTTGCTTGGCTTTGTAACAAGAAGAGATCTTTGTGGGGACCAATGAGATGATCTATTTCCGTCAGAAGAAACTATTTTATATCTTATTGTGTATGTACTATTCTTTCCGTCATATGCTGGTAGATCTTTCTTTTGAATAATTATACTTTTAATCCCTGGGTCTGGCGTTGCCATTATTGTACCTCTATGGCAAATCTAAATTCTATGTAGCCAGAATAAGATGTCTGCTTAATAATTGGTTTTGAGTCTACATTTTTAACAACAGAATACCCAGTAAGTCCATAGAGTGGATTTGATGTCGATTTATTATCTAAGCGAAGTCCATCAAAAGATACATAATAGTCTGGTGAAACAACGTAGGCGTTGCTTGAGTTTTTTCTAAATACTGATGCGTAAGCCTTTACCAAGTTTACAGAGTTCCAGGAAAATGGGGTTAAACCAGAATTATAGAATAGTTCCTGTAGTTGTTTTGTTACAACAAAATATCTATTTGAAGAAAGATCTATAGACATATCATCTGAGTCTATCTCCATCCTTGCTGTTTGTGTTCCGTCTGTTGATGCAAACTCCAGAATAATCTTAAACTTTTCTGGATCTAGTCCAGTTTCATTTTTATTAACAATTGAGAAAGCAAGTTTTAGTTCATCTACTGATGAGTTTCTTGTAAGGTCAATAGATACACCATTATATATTAAACACTTAGATGTTGCAGACGCTGAAAGTCTTGTACCAGTCTTTGTTATTGTTGCTGAGTCTCCCCGCACCAAGACCGTTTCATTTAAAAATCTAGATCTTTCATTTCTTGCAATTCTAACGCTTGAGTTAAAGATAGTATTTTCTGCACTTGTTTTTATTACTGGACATTCAACAAGCGCTCCATTTACGCCAATATTATATGATCCTAAAATATTATTTGTTACAGCATTTGTAACTGCATTGGTGCTAAGTGGATCTAGGATTTGTGGAATTTCTGTAATTGTTCCAGAGCCCGATGAGGGGCTGTACAGTTTCCAGTTTTCATTATTGGCCCAAGAGAACAAAGACTTGCTGTCGTATGCTCCGTTTGCAGTATTAGATCCAACAGAGAAAACCCCAACCTCTGATATTTCATATCTTGGGGTAGAGTCTAGTTCTGCAGTAAATACAATCTTAGAGACTCCATTTTCTTTTACATATCCTCTTGATGTAATTGGGACTCTTTGCATTTCAAAGTCAAGACTAGTTTTATTACTCATATTAGATATTTCTTGTGTTGTAAAAGTGTGACCAGTATCGACTGGTTTTGGTCCACAGCCGATAGCAATGTATGAGGCATAGGCTGGTGCCTGCCCTATAAGGTATTTTGCTAGTATGCTTTTGCCAGTATTAGTTATCATATTTATCCCGCCCCATATATTGTATCATTATACTTGGTCCCATTTACCTGTATTTCAACACGCACGTTTTCTTCGTTTCCTAAATTTACAACATTGATGACTAAATCGCCAGTTGCGCTATCTATATAAATAATAGCCCCATCTGGGCCATTACCATTTTCTGGAACGTACTGTTCAAACTTTAGAGGGAATGCATCAAAGGTTGACTGAATCGTTCCCTGCATTGCAATCAAATTTAGGGGATTGTACTGAAAGAATATGCTACTTAAATTCCTAATTGGAGAGTACAAAATATCTTGTCCATTTACCATGTCTGATCTCGATAGGCTTAGTAACTCTATCCCGCCAATATCTTCAAATATTAAATCACTCATTACCTCAATTGGCATTGGGGCAGTACTAAAAAGAACTAGGTCTGGCGTTGGTATCTTGACAGCACTTTGAGATGCTGCGCTGGTGGTTGTAGGTGTAGTTGGTGCTGCTTCTATTGCCATTTTATATTTCCCCCAAATAGACTGTCATGTCTGGACCAGATATAGATCTAGTATAGTCTATGCTGTATACAACATATCGTTTATTTTTTGAGTCTAATACATCAATATCATTATCTAAGTAATCAATCTTTACAATATCCCCTAGTTGCATTGTTGGCAATGAAAAGATCTTAAGCCCAATGGAGTTTCTAGGTTTCATAATTCTTTGTGTTAGCCACGACATTAGAGAGTTTGCCTCGTCTGAAGATTGAACATATGGGACGTCTAAAGAAAAATCTTTATTACCGTGAAGCATTCTGCTTAATTTAATTCCTTCATACTGCTTCTTTATTTTAAACGGAGATGACACAAGACTTGAGCCAGCAAACTGTGGGTCAGAAAAATCGCTACCCTTATTGAAAAATTCATCAACTGTTAATTTATTAGCACTTTGCTGCGTAAATGTCACGCCCTGTATTCTTAAATAGTTTCCACTTGATGAGTCCAAACTGATTGCCGTGTCTGTTGCATTAAATACCATAAACTCTGCACCGTATGATCCAGCCCTAAATCCAGATACCGAATATGTTTTTAATGAATTAAAAGTTGGAGATAGTTTTGCGTAAAGTGCTGGATAGGCCTTGTCATACTTGACGTTAAATGTTGCACACTCTCTCATGATTGTTCCAAACTCTTCAAAATATATATTATACTTTGGTGGCTGTGACGGATCAATGCCCGAAAGGTATGTGTTTTGAATCATACCGCTTAGAGCATATTTCTTAAATGATTCATGAACATCTACAGAATCATCTCCATATACAGACTGAACGGGTGTTTCAAGAATGTTGGAAGTATTTTGACTATAGTTTGTTGTTAATGCATATATATTTTCAAACATTATTTTTGATGAACCACGTGTGAATAAAGCCATGTTATTATATGTTGGCAATGGAGATGCATCATCAACGGTCTTTATCAATACCCCATTTATGTATAAGTAAAATCTTCTAATATTTCCAATGTCAATATACTCAACTGCAAGATCATAGACTGTTGGGTTCTGCTCAGATGCCATTCTGTATTGGCCAGTAAACAATCCATTGTCTACAATTATGCTGCCCAAGCCTTCCCAAAGTTTGATCGGCACTGCTTTGTCGCTAGAAGAGTCTTTTTGTATCTTATAAAACATAATGTTATTTACATTTGCTTTTGAATTAGAACTGATGTTGTTTGATCCTAGGGCTATAATTTCAAAATAATACCCTACATTTGTTTCTGGATTTAGCAAAACTGCAAGACCTCCAGATCCTCCTGACACGTTTATATTTTTATCGGGTGTAGTTCCTGGAACAACGTAGTATGTTGTATTTCCAACTGCTGACTGTGAGTTGGAAAGACCACTTTCAACCTTTCCAATAATTCTCATTCTTGTTCCAAAATGCTTGAACTTGTCTGTCAGTGGTTTCTTAACATAAGATAAAAAGTCAATTGGTGATTCCTGTGCAGAAAAACTTGGGCCAGATAGAACAAAAGCAGAGGACTGAACGGTTCCAGTCTGAGTTGATCGAATTGAATTAATGGTTTTTTCATCTACAAATGTTGTTGATAAGAAGTTTTTAATAATATTAGTTCTTCCACTTTTTTGAGCAGTTGCAGAATTAACTCCTGCTGCAGCGACAACTCCAGTTGCTGTTCCGTAATCAGTTTTAAATAGATAGTCTGATTTCATATCACAACCTCTTACGTTGCTACTACTTAACCAATGATCTGATATGGCTGCATTATGTGCATGTTCTTCCACTTGTCCATTTTGTAATCTAAGGACACCTTGAAAAGTTTCATATTTTGGAACAGAATAAATTCTTACTCTACCCGTTGGATAAAGTTTTCCATTAAAGGATATTTTAGAAAAATAATTAGAATATTCTTGTGTGCTAGATATCCAAACATTTCCTTGCCCAGATACGCTGTACTCTACGGCATCATACTTGATGATTTCTCCATTAGAATAAAAATATCCATTGTACCTAGATATCCAGTAAACTCCTTCTCCAAAGTCAATAATGTTATCAACGACTATATTATTTTTTACATATGGAACTGTGGCTGATAGATTTGAATTTAAAGGTATTGCGCTAAGTGTATAGTCTGACTGGTTTGTTATTTGACCAGTAGATGTTTTTGTATTTTCTGTTCCAGTTACTTCCCACAAAAGAACTGGCTTGTATATCCAGGTTTTATCAGAATCAACTAGACTTGCCTGCTTAATTGAGCCGTAGGTTTTTTGTATTGATCTTGTCTCGTAATTGAGAGATCCGTTATTATAAACTAAATTATTTTTTGAAGATACATCAATAATGTTTAAGTCTTTTGATAAAGTAAGATCGGATGCTCTTTCTGTTTCTGTAGGCATCATATAGGATTTGCTCATACAAATAAAATTATTATACTCATCAAAGAACATTGCTGTTTGTGTAGATCTTGCAAGGTCTTGTAATATTTCTGCAACGTTTCTATCTGTTGGAATAAAGAAGAATGGAATTATTAAATCTACTTCGCCAGTGACTCTCTTAAATGCATAGTTTGAGAATCCAATAGAGTCAAGTAAGAATGACACTGCAGCACTGAGGCTGACATCTCTGAATAATGTTTGTGGTGCAGTTAGTGATTCAAAATAAAAGAATAAGTCTCTTAGTTCTACAGTAAGTTTCTTGTTAGCAATCTCATACTTTGGGAAGCCTTCAGAATACATTGTCTTAATTGGTACCATATAATCATAGCCATTTAGGTTTACAGTTACATCATAAATCTTAAATTGTATATGGTTGGTAATATATTTAGAAAGAATGCTGCTCGTATTGTTAGCACTAAAGGCATCATCAAAATCAAACAAAGACAATGAGCCTGTTGAGGCTAATAGTTGGCCAACTGGCAATCCACTTGATCCTAGGTCTGATGCACTCTTCTTTAGGTTTAGTGTAGTAACCTTATCTGAAACATTTACAGATAGCCTTGGAGATAGTTCGATAAGGTCTAGCGTTGCTCCAACCTTGTTCATTGTTTGTGCAACGACCCTTAGTCCACTAACGTAGTCAAACTCACGGTACTTATATCCACTATTTGTTGTGGTTGTAAATTTAACTGGAGAGGTAGTGTCTGTAACAAAGTTTGTAAGCCTGTCAACAGAGTCTTCTTCTAAGTACCAGCCATACTCTGGAACAAATGTTTCTCTGTTTCCATTAATAAATATTACGTAATATCCGATATCGGTATCTGACTGCTTTATAAAATAAGAGTATCCGTTTAATGACTCATCTGGCAAGAAATCTTCAGAGGTATATGTTTCTGCATAAATAAAGATATCCCTATATCTCTTAGGTATCTTTAATCCATAAGCCAACTCTACATATCCGTCTGTCTTTATCACTGGAGTTCCGTCTTGTCTTAGTGATGTTTCTGTAAATGATACTAGGTCTACCCAGGTATTATTCTTTAGCCCCTGAACTTTCCACCTTAGTGGAACACTTTTATTAGCATCACCGTATAGTGGATCAGAATATGTTCCTGTTGAATTTGAAAATGGCCCAAGATCGACGTTGCCAGAGTGCGTTTGTAATTTAACAACTACACGGTTTGCTGGAACCTCTTCTTCATAAACAATATATGGGGCTGAATCATTAATTGCATATTGTCCACCAGATGACAAGAAAGAAATTCCGTGCTCAGTATTTCCTTCGGTTCTTAAAGATGTCCAGTATTTAAATTTATCATTTTTATCAGGCATATAGTATCTTGGTCTACGTGCCATATTTATATTTTGGCTATGAAGATATCTTCCAGGTAGGTATGATGCTTTGTTTATTCCAGATCGTGGTCTAAACTGTTGGAAAC